CGCTAAAAAGCTCTTAAATCCAACTAATTCAAGTAGCAAAAAGACGCTAAACTCTAGGAATACGTCTAAGCAGGCGAATTTTGTTAATCAATGGTAAAACCTAATGCCTATTCCAAGTTTATTTAGGGCAGGTGATACGGTGCGTTGGAGAGATCCGGCGGGGGTTAATTGGCTAAATGAGTCAGTAACTAACACCGATTACGCCTGTAAATATTATCTAAGAGCTAATGCAAGCGGAGAAGCAAAGGAAATTGTAGGGACTGCTTACGGTAACGGCTGGGAGTTTGTTATTACATCGGCTTCTACCTCTACTATGGATGCAGGGGATTGGTGGTTTCAGGCAAGAGCTACAAAAACAGGGGATGAAATAACGCTATATGAGGGACAAGTAGAAGTAAAAGCGCAGTTAACCTATGAAGGAACGCCGGGGGCTTACGACGGACGCACTCAGGCACAAAAAGACTTAGATGCTGTTAGCGCTGCTATTCGTTCGATCATTAGCGACAAGGCTAAAAGCTACACAATCGGAAATAGAACATTCACCCGTTTAGATCTTTCAGAGTTAAGGATGAGAGAAAGTCAATTAAAAGCTGAAGTAGTAAGAGAGCGTAAAGCAAACATGATTGCTAACGGTTTAGGCAATCCACATAACCTCTTTGTTCGTTTCTAGTCATGGCATTTTTAGGACTCCCACTTTCTGACGTTTTAAAGTCAACCCCTGAGCAAGAAGTTAAGCCACTACCTAAAAAAGGGCGGCGAATGTATGCAGGGGCGCAAACGTCTCGTTTAACTTCTAATTGGATTGCTGGTAATTCATCGGCTGATGCTGAGATAAAAGGAAGCCTTAAACAACTAAGGCAAAGATCACGTCAAGTTTGCAGAGATAACCCCTACGGAAGGCAAGCCATACGGTCGATTGTCTCTAATGTAGTAGGCCCAGTGGGATTTAAAATTCAATCACAAATTAAACAGCAAAGAGGTAAAAAACTAGATCAAAAATTAAATGATGTTGTTGAAAATAAATTTAAGCGTTGGGGTCGTGCGGATTCATGCGACGTAGCAGGGCGGCTTAGTTGGGTAGAGATGCAAAAGCTAATAGTTAATTCTCTTGTTGTTGATGGTGAAGTATTTATAAGAATCATTCGTAAACCTTTTGGGCGGAGTTCAATCCCCTTCAGCCTTCAAATTATGGAGGCAGATTTGCTAGATACTGATTTCACAGCAAAAAGTAGTAATGGAAATATTTACAGAATGGGTATTGAAGTAAATGAATTTAACCGACCTGTTAATTATTGCTTTTTAACAAAACACCCCGGCGATACTTTATTTCCTGCGAGAACTGGAGAGAAAAGACATTTAATTATTCCCGCTGATGAAATTATTCATTTATTCCAACAAGAAAGACCTTCTCAAAGTCGCGGTGTTCCAGCGATGGCAAGTTGCTTAAAAGCTTTACATGACTTAAATGGATTTCAAGAGGCAAGCGTCATAAGAGCAAGAGCGGCAAGTTCTTTAATGGGATTTATTACAAGTCCAGAAGGTGAGCTAGACCCAGGCGGTGAAGTTTATGAAGAAGAAAGAGTCACACAATTCGAGCCAGGGGTTTTCAAATACCTTGATCAAGGACAACAAATTTCCGTACCTGATTTTGATTCACCTAATGGGGAGTTCCCCGAATTTATGGCTGCAATGTTGCGTAGTGTCGCGGCGGGTTGTGGCGTTAGTTATGAATCTGTAAGTAGAGACTTTAGTAAAACTAATTATTCTTCTAGCCGTCTTTCATTGTTAGAGGATCGTTCACAATATCGATCAATTCAAAACTATTTAATAGATAACTTTCATACAAGAGTGTTTGAAGCGTGGTTAGAAATGGCGGTATTAAGTGGCAATTTAAATCTGCCTAATTATGAGAGTGACCCAGATAGATATAGACGTGTTCGCTTTGTCCCTAGAGGTTGGGAATGGGTAGACCCACAGAAAGAGATTGCCGCAAATAAGGAGGCAGTAAAAGCAGGGTTTAAAACTGTTGCAATGGTCGTTGCAGAACAAGGCGGCGATTTAGAAGAACTTCTACCAGCTAGAGCCGACGAGGTAGAAAAATTTAATCAGTTAGGTCTTATTTTTGATACTGATCTTTCTTCAGGTGTTACTACGTCAGCAAAGCAGACTATTATAGATGAAAATCAAACAGAAACTAATGGAAAAGAAACGTGATTTAGAAAATCAAATTCAACATCGATCAGAACCCGTAGAGTTTGATATAAAAGAAGACCGCACGATTGAATTTCCTTTCTCAAGTGAAAAGCCAGTTTATAGGGGCGTATTAGGCAATGAGATTCTTGATCATCGTGAAGGCTCTATTGATTTTTCAAGATTGAATGATGCAGCTCCTTTGCTCTTCAATCACAATCCGGACAAACCCATAGGCGTAGTTGAAAAGGCATGGACAAAAGACAAGCGCGGTTACGCCCGTGTACGTTTCAGCGACAATCCGTTTCCATCAGAAGTTTATAACGATGTAAAAAATGGAATATTAAGGGGTGTATCTGTTGGCTATAGCGTTAATGAAACAAGAGAAGAAGAAGACAAAAAAGATTCATACCGCGTGACCTCATGGACTCCGGCGGAAATATCGATTGCCGTTGTGGCCGCTGACGAGACAATTGGAAGAGCAAAAGAAGTAAAAGAAGAGAATAAAAAAGAAGTTACTATGTCTAATAAGCAAGAATCATCTAATATGCAAGCACAGCGTATTAATGACGACGTTGCAGCGGCTCCTGTCGCATCACAAACTAAACAAACTCAAAAAATGACTGACACCCCTGATTTAAGTGTGGTGCGTTCAGAAGAGCGCAAAGCCGAAAGGGCACGAACAAAAGAAATCACTGCTTTATTTAGAGAGCATGAAATGGGCGAGCAAGCTCTAGAAGATGTTCTTGACAATCCAAAAGCTGACATCAACTACGCTCGCGCTCTTGTATGCGACAAGATCAAGCAAAAGCCTGTTGAGACAATTGCACAAATCGAGTTAAACCCTGAAAAGGACAAGGTTAGATACAGCCTATCGGCTGCAATGCAGGCAGTTAATACAGGTGATTGGTCATCTCGTGAAGCTGGTTTTGCACGTGAGATTTCTCAAGAGGTTGAGCGTACAGGAGTTAAGAGAACATCAGATAGATCATTCTTAGTTCCATATACTGAGATCTTTAAAACAAGAGCCTCATATAACACGGGTGCTGCTGGTACAGGTGGCAACTTAGTGGCAACTGATCTTTTACAAGATGAGTTCGTGTACGCCTTTGACAATGCTGTAAAAGCGGTTGGAATGGGTGTTCAGGTTCTACCCGGATTAGTTGGAGATGTCGCGATTCCGCGTCAAAGCTCAAAATCTACAGTTTATTGGCTTGCAAACGAAACAACGGCAATTACTCAGAGTGAGAGCCAATTCGATCAACTCACTTTGCAGCCAAAAAACGCAGCAGTTTTGAGTAAGTACACAAGGCAAACACTTTTGCAGGCAACCCCCGGTATTGACGAATTTATAAGAAAAGATTTAAGTGATCGTATCGCCGTTGGCGTGGATGCTGGAATCATCAACGGTTCTGGTTCTTCCGGCCAAATGACAGGTGTGCTGAATCAATCTGGAATTGGAAACGTGGCAATGGGGACTAATGGCGCGGCCCTAACTTTGGAAGCATTAATTGATCTTGAAAAAGAGGTCTTAATTGATAATGCCGCAGGCGACAGAATGGGCTACTTAGTCAACGCCAAAACACTTGCCGATCTTAAATCCTTAAGAGCTGGAGGAAGTGCAAGCGGTGACGGTGCATTCTTATGGAATGTTGATCCTTCTGGAATTGGTCGCGGTGGTACTCCCGGCGTTATCAATGGCTACCCAATAGAAGTAACAAACAACGTACCTTCTAACCTAACTAAAGGCTCTAGCTCAGGCGTTTGCTCTGCTGTTGTCTTTGGTAACTGGGAAAGCGGTATTCTTGGTGTTTGGGGAACAGGCCTAGAAATAGAAATGGGTCTTGAGAGCGACGACTTCGCCAAGGCGTTGCAATCAGTTCGCGCAATCACTACTGTTGATTTCGGTTTGAGATCAGCAAGTGCCTTCAGTGCAATTCTCGACGTAACACATTAATAACTGTGGGGGTCTAAATGGCCCCCTTCTTTTTTTATAACAATGAAAATCTTTACTACTCGCGGTGTGATTGCT